GTGCTCACAGATACCAAACTGAAAAACCTCAAACCTCGCGATACTCTTTACAAAGTTGCTGATCGCGATGGCCTCTACGTTGCCGTTACCAAAACAGGTGTTATCTCCTTCCGTTACGATTACCGGATTAATGGCCGCCGTGAAACACTCACTATTGGTAAATACGGTGCCGACGGAATTACACTGGCTCAGGCGCGAGACGAGCTTATTGCGGCAAAGAAGCTGGTTAATGCCGGTATATCCCCGGCTTCGCAAAAGAGAGAAGGAAAGCGATTAGTCAAAGACGCTGAAACCTTTTCCTCGTTCATCGAAAAATATATGCAGCATGTGACGCTGGCAGAAAGCACCAGAGCGATGAAGGAGGCAATCATCCGGCGCGATATTCTTCCAGCGCTTGGTCGGAAGGTAATGGCAGAAATAACGCCGTCAATGGTTAGGTCAATGTGCGACCGCATTCTGGAGCGCGGAGGTAACGCCACAGCGATACAAGCTCTGGAAATGGTGAACAGCGTATACCGATTTGCAAACGATCGTGGACACCAATTTGTTAATCCGGCACAGGGCATCAAACCAAAAACGCTGGCGACATTTAGGCCCCGTGAGCGCAGTTTATCTCCGGAAGAAATGGGGATTTTTCTGCGCGCCCTTGAAGGGACCACGGCAATGGCAACTATGAAGCTGGCTGTTCGCCTAATTGCTTTAACGCTGGTGCGCAAAAGTGAGGCATTGCTGGCGCACTGGGATGAGGTCAATCTTGATGGCAGAATATGGACAATACCGGCACAGCGCATGAAGGGTTCGCGACCGCACGTGATTTATCTTTCCCGCCAGGCTATTTCACTGATGAAAGAGATGAAGATCCATAGCTGCGGAAGCGAATTGTTGCTGCCTGGCCGTTACCGCTTGGACAGACCGCTATCAAACGCAGCGCTGAACATCATGCTTCCAAATATCATCGAACGTGCTGCGAAAGCGGGCGAGAAGATATCTCACTTTACCATTCACGATCTTCGCCGTACTGGCAGCACGTTGCTTCACGAAGCTGGATACCCCTCAGACTGGATAGAGAAAGCACTGGCGCATGAACAGCGCGGGGTGAGGGCGGTTTACAACAAAGCGGAGTATGCACGCCAGCGAGAGTATATGTTGCAGCAGTGGGCCGATATGCTGGATAACTGGAAAGCCGGAGATCATTACGACCTGGTGCCTTTTTCTCCGGCAAAGTTCGAGAAATGGATGGAGGAAAAATAACCCGCCGTAGCGGGTTACTTTAGATAAATGTGTCAGCCGGATCGCCGTAGCTGGCTGCGGCCTCGTTTGCTTCGCGCCGCAATCCCAGGAAGTAGCCTACCGGGTCCCACGCTTTGATAATGGCGTCCAGCTCTTTCTGGCTGTGCCACGTTGTCAGGCGTTTTTTGAGAGCTTTTGCGCATGCCGTGACATTGGCGCGCGTCGGGCCCGCCAGTTTCATGCACAGACACATAGTGATGAGCAGGTCGGAATATTCATCCGATGCTTTCTTCAAAACTGCCGGGTCAATGCGCTGTTGCATCTGGTGGATATGGTGCTTCTGGCTCATGCTTTTTCCTTCTGTTTTGCCTTATCTACTGCCGCGCGGCGGCGCTCTATGCCACGAATTAAACGCTGCGCTCCGTCCTCGCCAGTGCCGTGCCGGGAGTTACCCAGCGCGCGAATTACGCTTTCCCGCTCATAGCGGTCAAAATCATCGCGTGTCATGCTGCCACCGATTTAACGACGGGGATTGCGCAACCCGGCAGTAGCTGCACCGATGGACCTTCGCACTGGTTCCCCCACACGTCAAAACCGTGTGAAGACTGGCGAGCGAACAGCTCAATACGTGGCACATCACCCAGCAACTGCACCAACTTTTCGCGCACGCAGTCCGGCTTCTGCGAGTGCGCCAGGCGCGGCGCCGTGAATGACTGGATGAGCCCGGCATTCTTACGCTCAGGTAACTTGCCGCGCACCGCAAACAGACAGTCTTCGCTGTTGGCACGTGTCATGTGGCCCATACCCATTACCAGCTTTTCGGCCTGCCGGCTGCCGCATTTGTTCCAGGTGAAACCCTTCATGGTCATCAGGCGGAAGCCCCACGCCTCGACAACCTTCAATGCTTCGACCGGCTGCGTCGGCACCCACCACATAGCCAGCATGCAACTATCAGCAGCGATCTCCCATACCGGCAGTCGGCAGATGTCCTGCACGCCCATTACCGGATATTTGAACCCGGCGCCGCGGTCGCCGTCGGCGGCTTTGTCGCGGTATGCCCATGGCGGATCTGCATAAATCAGGGTGTATTTACCGGTCATGCTGCCGCCTTTTTAATCTGGTTGTGGATCGCTTCGGCAACACGCTCTGCCTTAAGCGGGTTGGTGATTACGCTGCCGTCGGGAGTAATCCAGCCGCGACGAACCGGTGAGTACATCATCAGGACGCTACCAACCTGAATGTCATCGTGCGAATTGGTCATAGCAGCCCCCACATATCTGTTATCTGTCCAGCATTAACGCCGCAATAATGCTCCCGGCGCGCGCAACCGCGCGTAATGCAGCGCTCGCGGCGCATGGCGATCCGCTGGCGCTCAACGTCGCCGACGGCGGCATCCAGGCATTTCAGCCAGAGTCCCGCTGCAACACGGAACAGGCCTTTAGCCTCCAGCTCCAGCGCTCTCTGCTCAATGGCCTGCGCGGCTGGAGAGGTTGCCACCTGCGGGCCCAGGCGGCGGGTAACGTAATTTTCGTGGTAACGCTCAAGCCGGGTTTTCGATTTCATTTGAGCCATCCATCCTGAGTGAAAATTGCCGCGATGAGGTACATCCATGCGGCGATACCGGCCAGGTACCAGTACAGACCTGACCATTTTTGCCAGTGCCGGGTGATGGCTGTCATGCAGCGCTGCTAACCGGGCGGAAAACTCGCTGCTCAACCGGAGGCTTTTTTCCCCCGAACACCGACGGGCTTTTGGCCTTACGCTCTTCGAGCCATTCGCTGATCTCATCAGCATCCCAGGCGCAGCGTTTGTCAGTGATGTACCAGCGTTTCGGGAACTCGCCTTTTTTCTCCAGCGCATCGATAGTGCTGATCGACAGCGGGACAACCTCTAACAGCTCTTTCTTTCCGTATGCTCGTTTCATTTTTTTCTCTCTTAGCAGGTGGCGGCGCGCCGGGCGCCGCGTTTTGAATTACTGCGCTGCGGTCATTTCTTCGCGGCGCAAGGAATAAACGTCGGTGGCTTTATCAAGCTGTTCCTGATGGTTCGCCAGGCGCTTTGCTACAGCCGCGTAGGCGGAATCGAGTTCTGCCACGTCACTGGCATTACTGGCGTATTCGGTGAAGCCAGACAGAAGGTCGTCAGGGGTGCGCTCATTGCGCGAGCGGTGCTGAGCCGCTGGCGCGTCATGTTGCGGTGCTTGCTTGCCGATCAGGCTGTTCACGCTGCGGGCGTCGACGGTCGGCGGCGTGATATCACGTTCAACGCGCGGGCGGCTCTCTTCCAGCTCGTCGGGGGTGTAGACGCCGAGCAACACATCGGGCGCATGCAGACGAGCCCAGCGCTTCGTGCAGAGGTAGGCCAGCTGCTGGCGCGGATCTACTTCCCAGTTTGGCGAGTTGCGCACGCCAGCCTGCGCCATGCTGATAGTCAGCTCGCGCGGTTCAGTTTCGCCTTTGAGCGTTGCCCACACGGTTACGGTGAGGTTGGGGGATTTGTCTGTCTTACCGCTCACTTTCGACCAGTCGCCATCCCAGCGGTAATTCAAACGAGTAGCCAGCAGGCTTGATGACGAGACAACAGCGTTGACCAGCTGCGCCTCATAGCCAAGGGTGCCGTTAACGACGTGTGTTTTCTGCGCCACAGCAAACGGGTTCATGCCCCACTGCGCCGCCTGCATTGTCACTGCCAGGCAGTCAGCAGGTTTACCAGCCAGATGCGCTGGCACGGTCGCCTTGCTCTGCGCCATCAGGTCAGCGAAGCGCACCAGTTGGTTGAGTCCTTCCGGGCTGAAAATCGCCGCCGCGGTGCCAACGGTGGCGCCAGGCTGCGCGGTTAAAGTGATATCGTTGCTCATGCGTACATGTCCTGTTTACGTGCCCATTCCGGGCGTTTAATGGTTTCAATACCGCCGACTTCGTCGCTGGTGCGGTACTGGTGATAAGCGTTCAGGTCGCGCCGGAACAGGCGAAAGCCCTCGTCTTTGTCGTAAGCGTCCAACTCAAACACGCGAACCGGATAGCGGCCGCAGTCGATTGACTCGCTGACGGCGATGAAAAAGAAACTGTGCGGCTCGCCGGTCGTCTGCTTTGCTCCCTCGCAATACATCGCGTCCTGCACGTGGTAGCGGAACTCGTCGATGTGCCGAGCGAACCGTGACATGTCACTGACCTTTTTCACGTCAGCCATTACGGGGAAGTGCGCCAGGCGCTTGTCAGGACGGATACGGCACAGCTCACCTGTCTCTTCGTCAATCCAGTAGTGCGATGCCTCGCAATCGCCTTCCTGTTCAAGCAGCCAGCGCGCCGCCGGGTGAGCAAACGCGCTGTCGCGCATCAGTTGCAATTTCCGGCCTTCTTCGGCGCTCATGACTGTCATGCCCATTCCGGCAACCTTGTTCAGGAATGCTGCCTCTTCCTCCTTCCCGGCATTGCTACGGCGGTTGAATTGCGGCGCCACAATGAAGCGCCTGTCGAATTCTTCCGGCTCCAACAGCAGGCAGTGCAGGGCGGTTCCCATATCCAGCGCCTGGAGCTTTTCGGTATCGACCGGCGCATTCTTCTGCCATGTCAGCAGTGCCGGGTTGATTGCCACCAGGTCGAGCTGCGACTTACTCACGCCGTCACCGGCGTGGTAAGCCTCGTTTGGGATGTCGCGGTAGATGCCCGGTTTCACGCTGCATCCCTCGCGCCATCGATTTGGTCAGCCATATCCCAGCGAGCCGCGACGCCGGAAAGCTCGCGCAGCAGCGCGCCGATGATTTCCGTGGCTTCAACGTCTTCAAGCACATGAGTGATGATCTCGTTGCGCATGCCAGCAGCCTGCCAGGATTCGCGGATCACTTTGTTCAGCGCGCTATTGCTCAGCGCCGCGTCCAGCTCTTCCTGCCTCGCTTCCACCTGCTTGCAGATGCAGTAATCGGCGGACATTTGCTCGATGATTTTTTCCATCTTTCCAATCTGTTGAAGGTTCATTGTGAGTACCCCGTTAATCGTTCAAACCCGGCTTTCACCATCTGCTCAAAGTTCATCGTGAAACCTTCACGCGGCTTATCGACAGATACGAAACGCCATTCATAACCATTTGCCTGGCGGTAAACCCGGTACGGCCTGCCGTTCACATCGACCGTCGCCTCAGGCGCGCATTTCTCTTTCAACACTGCGGGCCTCCCTGGTTATGAATGCCCACTCGACTGCCTCGCGCAGCGTTCTGAATTTCCAGCTCATGAGCCCGGAAATCGTCACACAGTGCCAACCGTTTATGATTCTCCACTGCATTTCCGCACCTCAAATGTTTACCAAATTGGTAATACTTTTGGTTATAGGTAACCCGGAACGCGTCCGGCGATGGGTAATCAGAGAGTTTTTACCGCCTCAATGTTTACCTTTAAGGTAATACTGAACCGGTTTTAAAAGAGAGTCAATAGATAGTGAGAGAAAAAATTACCAAAACGGTAACTATTTTTCTTTGTGCCTGAACGGATCTTGAGGATTTGAGCTGTGTGTAGTTGTGCTAACGCGGCGTTTTACGCCTGCTTATCGTTCTGGTTCTGAGACATCACGAAATCAATGAACGTGCGGATCTTGTCTTTTTCCTGCTGCGGCAGCGCCGCGTACAGTTTGTGGTCGTAACTGATAAGGCCCGGCGCTTCCGGCGGCAGGATCATTTCATACGCCTGGCGCCCGAACGACTCTGCAATCGCTGCCAGATTATTGACGGAGATGCTGCTCTCGTTTCGCAGCAGGCGGTTAATTGTGGCCTGACTGACACCGGAGGCAGCCGCCACTTTCTGCTGAGAAAGCCCGTCGGCGTCCATCCACTTTTTGAGAATGCTCGCGGCCAACTCGCTGGTGTTCGTCGGGCCTGTGTCGCTTTCCTGGTTTTCCAGCATATTAGCCAGCTGGTGATCGACGTCCAGCCAGTGGGATTCGACGCGCGCTGCTTCTTCAATGCGCCGGGCGACCTTATCGCCGATATTCTTCGCGCCGCTCTCCCACCGGGAGACCAGGTTCTGCTGAATCTCCAGCCGCTCCGCCAGGCGGATCTGCTTGCCGTCGAAATAACGCCGCAGAATTTCCTTTAAATTTTCTCGCCGTATCTCATGAATACTTTTCATTTCTATTAAATTATCTCTTTTTTGGATTGTTAACTTATTAAATTAAAAGAGATATTACCAAAAAGGTAAATGCACCAAAAAGGTAATAATGTTTGATTTTTACACCCAAAAGGTAATAATCTTGAGGTAAATAGATACTGTGAGAAAAAAATTTATGGCAATCGAGCAGAAATTTGATTTCAAGAAACACTGGCTGAGCCTGGACCAGGCGGGCCGGGAGGCGTTCGCTCTGGATGCCGGGACGACAGCCGGGTACATCGCTGCGCATTACTGCGGGCGCCGTAAGACGCCGACTAAGGCACGGATGGAAAAGCTTTTTAAGGCGTGCAAGCAGCGCGGTTGGCTGACCAGTAAAAACGACCTGGTCCAGTTTTTCTACAGCTGAAAATCCCACCACAGACGCAAAGAGGCTGCCTTATGGCGGCCTTTTTTATGCGCCAAATACCATAAAGGTAATATTTATCCGTTTACGGTTGATCTTTTCGTGTGCTCAGGCAAAATTATCGTAATCACAACCGCAATGAGGTTCCGACTGTGAAGATTATCACCAGAACTGAGGCTGCAAAGACCGGTATGAAGCGTTATTACACCGGGAAGCCCTGCAAGCACGGACACGACAGCGAGCGCTGGGTTTATAACGGCCACTGTGTGGCATGCACCATGGAAAGCAACAAGCGACGCCAGGACGAAATCAAGCGCCTTATGGCAGCGGCAGAACAAGGCGAATCCGCGGGGGTGATCTGATGGCCAGTAGCTGGATAAAAGTCGAGGTCATCACACCCGACAAGCCGGAAATTTTTCAGATAGCGGAAATCCTTAATATCGACCCGGACGCCGTTCTCGGAAAGCTCGTGCGAATATGGGCGTGGGCAGATCAGCAGACCATAGACGGTAACGCTGGCAGCGTTACAAAAGGAGTGCTGGATAGACTCGCTTTTATTACAGGTTTCGCTGATGCGCTGATCACTGTCGGCTGGCTGGCATATGAAGATGGTCGGCTCGTACTGCCTAACTTCGAACGGCACAACGGGGAATCATCGAAAAAACGGGCACTTACAAACCGTCGCGTCGCTGAACACCGAAAACGTGAAACGCAAAAAGTAACGCAACCAGCGTTACGAAAAGAGTTACCAGAGGAAGAGGAAGAGGAAGAGGAAGAGGAATATATAAAAGATAAAACCCCACATAACGCGCGAGTGAAGTTTGAGCCTGTGGATAACCACCATAATCAGGCGCTGTCGAAAAAACCTGACCCCGGCGCCGGAAACTTTGTGATGGATGGCTACGTGCCACCAGGCGGATCCGGGCAGATGGGAAAATTCGCGATATCGCCGGACTGGAAGCCCGACCCCGATTTCAGGAAGCAGGCCGCGATATGGGGAATCCCGCTGACGAAAGAGGTAACCCCACAGGAGCTGGCATCGTTCATCGACTACTGGCAGGCAGAGGGGAAGGCGTTCTACCACACCCAGTGGCAGCAGAAGCTGGCGCGCAGCGTGCAGCAGAGCCGGAACCGACTTAATGGCAGGACCGGGCGAGACGTTAACGCGATACCAGAGCCGGAAGACGAGATCCCTCCAGGCTTCAGGGGATGATTTTTTGTTGCGTGACATGTTTACCATAATGGTAATTTTATTTATCTGTATCGCTTGAAATCTATTCGTAAAAGTATCAGTATTACCTTTAAGGTAAAGGCTCAAGGAAACCAACATGGGCGTGATTATCGGGATTGACCCCGGCTGTAGCGGGGCGCTGGTGGCAGTAGACGAAAAAGGCGAATACGTGGCGCACATGAACATGCCGACCATTAAAGTCGGCAGCAAGGCGCGGGTTAACGGCGCGCAGCTGGCGGCCTGGCTTCAGTCGTGGAGCATCAGCCACGCGTATCTGGAGCAGGTCGGCGCCATGCCAGGGCAAGGGACGGCCAGCATGTTCACGTTCGGGCATGCAGCAGGTATCGCCGAAGGGATTCTGCAGGGGGCGCACATCCCCTACACGCTTGTGACGCCGCAGGCATGGAAAAAGGCCGCCGGACTCATCGGCAGCGACAAAGACGCGGCGCGGAGCCGTGCAATTCAGCTGTACCCGGCCCTCCGCGCGCTGGATGCAAAAGCCAAAGGGCAGGCCATAGCCGACGCGCTGCTGATCGCACGACACGGCTTAATGCTTAAGTCCTGATTTGTCAGATGATTAAAAAATCAATACGGGTGAATTATGCACAGTGAAAACAATGAGTTAGTGAAGGCGGGTCATGAGCTGGCGAAGTGCCTCGACAACGAGCCGCTGTTGGATATCGCGAAGATGATTGTCCGCCTGGCGGATAAGCTGGACGTTACCAACTCAGCTCTGCGCGAAAAGACGAAGCAGTGCGAGCAGTTGGTGGCGGAGAATGCGGCGCTCATTGAATCTCACAAATATGCGGGCCTCTCACCAAAATATAACGAACCTGCAATGATTGAGATGAAGAGGCCGTTCATCGATGAGCTAATTCACAGATCGGAATACTACCAAGTTTGCGGTCACATTTCCGCAGCCGCCAACCGGGCTATTAAGGCTGTGCATGGTGATTACTCATGGCTTCCAGAAACCCCAGCAACCGACGCATTCCTGCGCGAAGTAAAGGCGCAGGGGGTGGAGATGTTCTCTAAGCAGCAGCGTTCGTATATCGGCAATCCGAGCAAGAATGATGCTGCGTCAAGTTATTGCTCCAGAGAGGCGCTCCAGTTCGCTGCCCAACTGCGTCAAGGCGGTGCCGCATGAACACAGCAAAACTGAAAGCGGCGGCCGGCATCAATCTTGAGACAGGGGGTGAAGCGTGAGCGAAATAAGCAAAGAGCGCGCGCAAGAAATTTTCCTGGGCAATGGCCCGGAGCCTACTGTGGCAGAAGAGCGGGAGCTGGCGCGTATAGCGCTGGACTGGCTGGCGCTGCGGGAGCGGGCGGAGCCTGTGGCGTACATATTCAAACATCCAGTAGGGAAGTTATTCTGGACGCTTACAGACGAAAGTAACAAGGATCACGCCGATGTTATGCCTGTTTATGCAGCACCGCCCATTCAGGTTGTGCCTGATGCGATTCCAGAAACTGAAATCGAAGACGGTAACGATATCGATTACATGGAACCTTCAGCCATTTATGAGCTTGGAAAAACACACGGCTGGAACGCCTGCCGCGCCGCCATGCTTCAACCTGTAAGCCAGCCTTACAAGTTGCCGGGAAAGGAGGGGTGATGGCTAAATCCGCAGCAGAGCGAAAAGCAGCGCAGCGCGCCCGCCAGGCCGCCGCTGGTGGCCGCAAACTCGAGCTGGTGCTGGACCAGCAGGAGCTCGACATGGTGGCGCGTAACTGCGCCGCCCGTCGACCGGGTAAAGAGCCGTATGAGCTGAACGAGTACATCGCAATGCTGATCCGCCAGGATGACGCTCGGTTGCAGGAGCAAATCGCGGAAATTCGGGCGCGCCAGTGCGGCAAGTGCGGCGACGCGCTGCCGGTCGACAGCTGCCCGTGCCAGGGTGATTCGCAGTGCTGGGTTACCAGCGGGTGGCATGCGCTTAAGTTGGTGGTATAAATAGCGTGACATGTCACAGGGGAATCCATGAAAATAAATCAGGATTACATCAAAGAGTTGCTTTGCGCTTTTGAGGATACGGAAGGGCCGGATACGCTGCTAACCGAGCTTGAAGCTAAGGGCTATAACCGAGATGACAGCGACTTTATCTTCCATATGCGGCTGCTGGCTGACAATAAGCTGATCGAGCGTGTAGATGGCAGACGCGGGTTTGGTCACCTCATCAGGTGCTCTTTAAGTGATCATGTCTATTACTGGATGATTACTCCTTTAAGACTTACTGCCAAAGGCCATGATTTTTTATCTGACATACGCCAAAAGGAAGTGTGGTCCGCCATAAAAACAAACTTTAAAGAGCAAGGGCTTGCCACATTAACCTCAGTAGCCAAATCGCTCGCTGAAGGATTTGCAAAGAAAAAAGTCAGGGATATAACTGGCATTGATATCTGAACACAGACCGCCTCTACGGCGGTTTCTTTTTGTGTGATAGTATTACCAAAATGGTAATAGTTTTGGGGTTTATATCATGGCCGAAGGCGCGGGAAAGCGAAAATCCACCAAATTTAAACCTTTAACGGATATGCAAGAGCGCTACTGCCAGGAATACGTGAAGACGCCGGACGCGCAGGGCCAGGCAGCAAAGCGCGCCGGGTTCTCGTCGTATGACAACGCCGCCATGCGCATGATGAAAGACGACCGAATCCGCGATCGCATCGCCGAGCTGATGGAAGAGCGCAACAAGCGCCTGCGCGTCAGCGCCGATTATGTGCTGATCCGCCTAGTGGAAATCGACCAGATGGACGTGCTGGATATCCTGAATGACGACGGCAGCCTGAAGCCGATCCGCGACTGGCCGAAAGTATGGCGCACCTCGCTCAGCGCGATGGATATCAACCGGCTCCGCATGGCAGGCAAGGATGGGGAGGATGATATCGAGTCAACCTTGCAGAAAGTTAAATGGCCCGACAAGGTGAAGAACCTTGAGCTTATCGGCAAGCACGTAGACGTGAACGCGTTCAAAGAAGTCCATGAGCACAACGTTAACCTTTCTCTGGCTGACCAGATGGCGAAAGCCCGTCAGCGCGCCGCGAAGAAGGGAAAATCTGATGAGTGAGGCGCCGGACATTCAGTCTCAACTGGTGGAGGATATCGCCAGCTTTACGCACGATCCGCTCGGGTATGCGCTCTACGCGTTCCCCTGGGGTGAGGCTGGCACCGAACTGGAAGACGCTATGGGTCCGCGTGACTGGCAGGCGGAAGCGTTCGACGAGATAGGCCGGCACCTCTGCGACCCGGCGACGCGCTTCGAGCCGCTCATGCTTGCCCGCGCGTCCGGCCACGGTATCGGCAAATCTGCGTTCATCTCAATGCTGATCAAGTGGGGCATGGACACCTGCGAAGACTGCAAAATCGTGGTGACGGCCAACACCGAGAACCAGCTGCGCACAAAGACCTGGCCGGAAATCGCCAAGTGGCAGCGACTCAGCATCACCCGAGACTGGTTCACCGCCACCGCCACCGCGATTTACTCCAACGACCCGAACCACACTAAAGCCTGGCGCGCCGACGCTATCCCGTGGAGCGAGAACAACACCGAGGCGTTCGCGGGCCTGCACAACAAGGGCAAGCGGATCATCCTGGTATTTGATGAAGCATCCAATATCGCGGATCTGGTGTGGGAAGTAGCAGAAGGCGCGCTGACGGACGAAGGCACCGAAATTATTTGGGTGGCATTCGGTAACCCGACGCGAAACACCGGGCGATTCCGCGAATGTTTCCGAAAATACCGGCACCGCTGGAAGTGCAAGCAGATCGACTCCCGCACCGTCGAAGGCACCAACAAATCGCAGATCGAGAAGTGGGCCGCCGACTACGGAGAAGACAGTGACTTCTTCAAAGTGCGCGTGCGTGGCATCTTCCCTGACGCGTCAGAAACGCAGTTCATCCCGACCGGCATGACCGAAGAGGCGCTGACGCGAATCGTCACCGAGGCGCAGGTGGCGCACGCACCGGTTATTCTTGGCGTCGACCCGGCATACTCCGGAGCTGACGACGCGGTTATCTATCTGCGACAGGGGCTGCACAGCAAGCTGCTCTGGCGCGGCAGTAAGACCACCGACGATCTGATTATGGCGAAGCGTATCGCCGACTTTGAGGACCAGTATCGCGCCGACGCCGTGTTTATCGACTTTGGCTACGGCACCGGCCTTAAGTCTATTGGCGACGGCTGGGGGCGCGCGTGGACGCTGATCCCATTCGGCGGCAAGTCAACTGACCCGCAGATGCTGAATAAGCGCGGCGAGATGTACAACAACGTTAAGACCTGGCTGAAATTGGGCGGCGCGCTGGATGAACGCGAGACGGCGGAGGATTTGTCGGCGGTCGAGTATAAGGTGCGCGTCGACGGCAAGATTGTGCTGGAGCCCAAAGAAGATATCAAAGACCGCCTGGGGCGCTCGCCAGGCTGCGGTGATGCCCTGGCGCTGACGTTCGCATTCCCGGTTTCAAAACGGATGAACCTGCCCGGCCATCAGCAGGGCAGAACCATCAGCGACTATGACCCGTATGGGTGATATACAATTAATCCTATAGGGATCAGTTTCTATCCTTTATTATTTCTTTTTTCTCATTGTTTATAATGCGCTCTTGAGTATTTAAATGACTTGGTCTTTCTTTTATTGAAGGATCACTAAAGTCAAGGCCAGTTAAGGATAGGAACGCATCTTTCTCTAAATCTGTCAACTCATTAGATGAGTGAATCGCTTTCATTATTTTCTCGTAGTTATATTTATAAAATACAACTTCTATTTTTCCATCTATATTTTTGAGTCTTATGATATGAGGTATTTTTTCGCTTACAAAATTCAGCTCATTTAATAAGTGTTGGTTATAAGAACTGACTTCTTGAATTTGAATTCTCAGGTCATTAAACTCGCGCTTTAGTACATCCATTTCTACTTTTGCTTTATTATTATCATTATTTGCAGAAATCAATTTTTCAGTAGCAACCTTTAAACGTTCATTTACTGAAATAAGCTCCTTCTCTGTTTTGACCCTGGCTTCCTTTTCTACAGAGAGTTGACTCTGAGACTCCGCAATTGTTTTTGCGGCATCAGTGAGTTTTGAGGATATGTCTTTATATTGCTGTCGAGCAAAGTTGATATCGCGGAGGGCTTTTTCGTGTTCTTTTTTTATCTGCTGAATTCCTTCCTCGATATTTCTTTCTTCTTTTTTCTCTGCAAGTTTTTTCCTCGCTTCAATTTCGGCGATTTCTTGCTGTTTTTTGCCAATCTTTATTTTTGACTCAAGACTCATCTCTACTGTATCAGTATTGGGCTTGTCTTGTATTCTCGTTACTAGCTTGTTTATTTGAGGAAGCAGGAGGGCTATTAAGGCCGATGTGCAGAGCGGGCCAATAATAAAGCTTTCAATGCCGAAGTTATCACCGATATAAACAAGCCGCTTTTCAATTTCTCGCTTACTGAAAAAAAGAATAGCCAGCATAGGCCAGTTAAAGCCAAGCCAGGAAAAGACGAAGGCTCCCAGGAAGGGGATTCGGACCCTTTCAAGAGACGCCTGGCGGAAAGAGGCGAGGATATCGCGGATAAAATCAAGCATGTCACGGCCCTGTGTTATGTGGTTTTGCACATGTTACCTTTAAGGTAATTCCTAGTCACCAGGCAAAAAAATTCCCGCGCGGGGCGGGCTAACTGGAAGCAATGAGGGTTGGCTTGTTACAGCGGGAAACCATCGCGATGACGCCCTGGTGTAAAAAGGGCGGTGGTCAGTAAGGACTATCACAACTGCCACCGCCAACGACTACACACAGCTTGCTACGGGATATCACGGTCCTGATGCGTGATTGGGTTGTGGTGCCGGATTCGAACCGGCGCGGCGATCCTTTCGGAACCCATTACCCGCCCATGCAGCAACGGCAAGCATGGATGGAGCTCTAACCAATAGCTGAGCTAACCACAACGGAAAGAGCACTGGCTAACCAGGCGCGCCGACTCTTCACGATTATCGGCTCAATGCTCTTACCTGTTGTGTGCCGGTCTTTCCCGGCTGTCAGCAATTCGGTAACACGGCTTGCTTGCCGTGGCGTCCAGATTGTTCAGATCCTTCAGCAATACGGGGTATACCCGTTCGAAGACACTGCTACCACTACCGTCCCCAGTAGTGGATAGAGCACTGATTACTGCAGTGCGCCTAAATATCCAGTTAGACGTTGCTGCTGATGATGCTTTATTCACTACATCCTCGTCTCTTCCGAGGTGTCACACCGTACCGCCAGGATGGTGAGCCCCCTGTTCGTGCAGATGGCTTGCACATTCCGGCTACCCGCTACGGCGCAAAATCAAGGACCGCCCGGACCGCTGCGGCGCATGTGCCAGACGCCGTAATCAAACATCGCTAACCGTTACATACAAACCTCCGCTTTCGGGTTGTACATGGTAATGATGTTTACCAAAAAGGTAATAATTAACGCACTCAATGTCAATGCACTACATCAAATAATTCTTATGTGGTTAAATTGGTAATAATTAAACTGGCATCATGAGGTCGTGAAATGTGCATTGGCAGCAAACCTTCCATTCCTAAAGCGGCTCCGGTTGTTCAGTCCGCACCGCAGGAGCAGGACCAGGCAGTTGTTGACGCTCGAGACGAAGAGACTCGCCGCCGCCGCGCCGCCGCCGGTCGCAACTCAACCATGCTGACTGGTGCGCAGGGCGACACCTCCGCCGCGTCTACCAGCGGCAAAACGCTGCTCGGTCAATAACGGAGCGTCGCTTGATGCCAATGACGAACGAAACCCTGAAAGAGCAACTGACGAAGCAGCTCGCGCAGCTGGAGCAGGAGCGCACAACTTTCGAACCTCACTGGCGCGAACTGAGCGATTTCATCATCCCGCGTGGCTCCCGCTTCCTGACCAGCGAAGCCAACCGCGGCGACCGCCGCAATAACAAGATTGTCGATCCGACCGCCACGATGGCAAACCGCACGCTGTCGAGTGGCATGATGTCGGGCATCACAAGCCCGGCGCGCCCGTGGTTCAAGCTGGCGACACCAGACCCGGAAATGATGGATTACGGCCCGGTCAAGCTGTGGCTGGAGACAGTGCAGAACCGTATGAACGATATGTTCAATAAGTCGAATCTGTATCAGTCGCTGCCGCTCATCTACTCCAGCCTGGGCACGTTCGCCACCGGCGCGATGGCCGTACTGGAAGATGATGATGACGTGATCCGCACGATGCCGTTCCCGGTCGGCAGTTACTACATTGCGAACAGCCCGCGCCTCAGCGTCGATACGTGTTTCCGCAAATTTTCCATGACCGTGCGCCAGTTGGTGCGTGAGTTCGGCTTGAATAGCATCAGCAGCAGCACAAAAAGCGCCTTTGAGAACGGCACCTATGAAAAGTGGGTTGATGTGGTGCATGCCGTATACCCGAACATGAACCGAGAAACGGGCAAGATGAACGCCAAAAACAAGGCGTTCCGCTCCGTGTATTTCGAGGTCGGCAGCGATAACGACAAAGTTCTGCGTGAATCCGGCTATGACGAATTCCCCATCATGGCACCGCGCTGGGAAGTCAACGGGGAGGACGTTTACGGCTCATCCTGTCCTGGCATGATTGCGCTGGGCCAGGTTAAAGCTCTGCAACTCGAACAGCGCCGTAAAGCACAGCAGATCGACAAGCAGACCAACCCGCCAATGATTGGCCCGACTTCCCTGAAAACCCAACGCGTTTCCCTGTTGCCTGGCGATATCACCTATGTCGACCAGGTGACGGGGGCCGAAGGTCTGCGCCCGGCGTACATGGTTAACCCAAACCTGGGCGATCTGCTGGGCGACATTCAGGACACGCGCCAGCTCATCAATAGCGCCTATTTCGTCGATCTCTTCATGATGCTCCAGAACGTCAACACCCGCTCAATGCCGGTTGAAGCGGTTATCGAGATGAAAGAAGAGAAGCTGCTGATGCTCGGACCGGTGCTGGAACGCCTCAACGACGAATTCCTCGACCCGCTTATCGACCGCGCTTTCTCCATGATGGCGCGCAAAAACATGCTGCCGGAGCCGCCGGAAGAAATGCAGGGGATGCCGCTGCGCATCGAATACATCTCCGTGATGGCGCAGGCGCAGAAAGCTATAGGACTCAGCAGCCTTGAGCGTTTTGTCGGTTTCGTTGGAAACCTGGCGAACGCCAAACCGGAAGCGCTGGACAAGCTCGACGTCGACCAGGCCATCGACAACTACGCCGTCATGTCTGGCGTATCACCGACCGTTGTCGTCCCGCAGGAGCAGGCGCAGCAGACCCGCAATGACCGCGCGCAGCAGCAACAGCAGGCTATGGCGCTACAAACCGGAATGGCGGCAGTGCAGGGCGCTAAAACCCTCAGCGAAGCCAAAACCGCCGATCCGAATCTTCTCACGGCTCTGGCCGGTGCCGCCGGAGGTCAACCGCAATGACTGATATCTACGACGAAGACCATCCGACAGCTGAACAAATTGCCAAGCAGGAACTCCGCGAGGAGCGAGACGCGGCTGATATCCGAGCCGTGATGAGTACTGAGGCCGGTCGCCGCGTCATCTGGCGCGTGCTCTCGCAGGGCAAGACATTTGCCACGACCTTTGCTGGCGATCCGCACGTAACTGCATTTAACGAAGGGCAGCGAAACATGGCGCTGGCGTTATTTCAGCGCGTCATGACCTGCTGCCCGGATCTGTATCTGACGATGGCCGACGAGGCCGCCAAACAGGAGTGACCATGAATCTGTTTCAACGTCTCTTATTTCGCCGTCTCTGCAACGAGCAACCCGCCGACGGCGGTGCTGGTGGCGGTGGCGCACCATCTGAAGCCTCTGGCGCACCTGCTTCAGAACAGCCGCAGGGCAATGCAGACCAGCAGCCTGGCGCGCAGGCAGAAGGCCAGTCTCAGGATCTGGCAGAACAGAAAACCGATGACGGCGCACAGCAGCCGAAAACGGATGAAGAGAAGCCGAGCGAAAAGAAAGACGAAACCAAAAAGCCCGAAGGCGCGCCGGAAAAATATGAGCTGACAGCTGGCGAGGGCGTCGAGCTGGATGCCGTGGCATTGAAAGAGTTTGAGCCGATCGCGCGTGAGCTGAACCTTAGCAACGAGCAGGCGCAGAAGCTGGTGAACGTTTATGCCTCAAAAATCCTGCCGCTGGTTAATCAGCAGCAACTGGAAGCCTGGCAGAAGCAGGGCGAAGAGTGGCAGCAAGCCATCAAGGCCGACAAAGAAATCGGCGGTGACAAGCTCACGTCGAGCATCAGCGCAGCGCAGCGCGCGATCGACCAGTTCGGCACTCCCGAGCTGAAAGAATACCTGGAAGCGTCCGGGCTCGGGAATAACCCCGCGTTGGTGCGTTTCTGCGTACAGGTCGGTAAAGCCATGTCGGAAGACAATATGGTAACCGGCGGAAATCAAGGCCAGCGTAGTGCGGCCGAAGTGCTCTATGGCAAATAAGAGGAAATAAACCATGGCTGTTAAAGGCTTAAATGCGCTGACGCTGGCGGACTGGGGTAAGCGCGTAGATAACGGTGGGAAGACCGATACGATTATCGAGCTTCTCTCCCAGAGCAACCCGATCCTGGAAGATATGCCGTTCGTAGAAAGTAACTCTCCGACCGGTCACCGCACCACTATTCGCACCGGCTTGCCGGATGCTTACTGGCGCATGATTAACTCTGGCGTGCCGAAGGGCAAATCCACCACGGTTCAGATCACCGATACCATGGGGATGCTTGAAACCTACGCCGAAATCGACAAGTCTCTCGCCGATCTGAACGGAAACACCGCTGAATTCCGCTTGTCGGAAGACCGGGCGTTCTTGGAAGGCATGAATCAGAAAATGGCGCAGACGCTTTTCTACGGTGATACCAGCGTCAACCCGCAGCAGTTCATGGGACTGGCGCCTCGCTATTCCAGCAAATCCGCTGGCAACGGCCAGAACATCATTGATGCTGGCGGCACCGGAACCGACAACACCTCTATCTGGTTGGTGGTGTGGGGCGAAAACACCGTTCACGGCATTTTCCCGAAAGGGCAGAAGGCTGGTTTGTTTATGGAAGACAAAGGTCAGCAGACGCTGCTTGATGCCAACGGTAACCCCTATGAAGGCTATCGCACCCATTACAAATGGGATGCTGGCCTGACACTGCGCGATTGGCGCTACGTTGTTCGCATCGCGAATATCGACGTGAGCGATCTGTCAGTACCTGGCTCTGCCGCCAACATCGTTAACCTGATGATCCGCGCGCTGCACCGCATTCCTAACCGTGGCATGGGTAAGCCGGTGTTCTACATGAACCGCACTGTTGCTCAGGCTCTCGATACTCAGTCTCTGGACAAGGCCTCTCTGGCTCTGTCCGTCAAAGAGACCGAGGGCGAATGGTGGACCGCTTTCCGCGGCGTGCCGATTCGTGAAACCGACGCGATTCTTGAAACCGAATCCCGCGTTGTTTAACGCCTGTCATTAACCGGCGGGCCGTGCGCCCGCCAGAAGGAGATAAAGAGATGATCCTCGACAAACTGTTGATGTTCTCCGAAGCGCAGGCGGTTACCGCGTCGGCAGCTTCCACTGATGTTATCGACCTCGGCCCGATTGACGGCACCCGCCGCGATATCGGCGTCGGTGAGCCGTTGGAGTGGTTCGTTACCGTCAACACCACGGCGACCGCCGCAGGTGCTGCAACGGTCAACGTTAACCTGCAAACCAGCACGGATAACTCTACCTGGACGACTATCGCGAGTTCTGGCGATCTGGCACTGGCCGCGTTGACCGCTGGCAAGCGCATCGTCTCGCAGAAGGTGCCGCAGGGCGTGCAGCGTTACCTGCGCCTGAACTACACCGTAGGAACCGGGCCGCTGACCGCTGGCGCATTCACCTCCGGCATCAACCTTGACGTAGACGGTAACAACACCTACTACGCCACCCGCTCACGAATCACTGGTTAAGGGTCAGAAGATGGCACAGGAAAAAGCGAAGTACCGCATTCTGCGTCTGTCCTTTATCGGCAATCAGTTGCTGGATGAAGGCGCGGAAATTGAATATGACGGCGAGCCGGGCAGCTCGCTGGAGCCGCTGAACGACGCGGCGAAAGCTGCGAAGAAAAAAGCTGAGCAGAAGGCCGAACAGAAACGAGGTAAATCCACCGCTGCTGACGGCCCGGCACCGGTCCCCAGTGTTCTGAACCCTGTTGTGCAGAACCCGGAAGGCTCGATCGCTGGTGCTAATGGCGAAGGTGGTGATGGCACTGGCGCTGTCAGTGAAGAACTCACCGCGCTGCGCCAGCAATACGAAGATCTGTTCAACGAGAAGCCCGGCAATATGAAGGCTGAGACGTTGCAAGACCGGATTGCTAAAAAACGCGCCGAGTTGGGCCTTTAAGCCCCAGTAAAAACAAGGGGCTTCGGCCCCTTTATTGCAGGAGTAGGTTATGGATCTGGTAAATCTCAAAAACGGCACCGACACCTATCAGGACGAAAGCGGCGAAACCAAAACCCGCGATGATTATCCGTGGGGACTGCGCATCAACCTTGATAATGAAACACTGAAAAAGCTCGGCGTAAGCATGCCCGCTGTCGGATCGGAAGTAATGATTACCGCGCGCGCGGTCGTTAAGGGCACATCAGTGCGCGATGACGGCGATGAAAAGTATCAGAACGCCGATGTGCAGATCACTGATATGGCAATCGAACCGGCGCAGGCTCAGCAGCAGAAATCAGCCGCTGACACGCTATACGGCGGGGGTGAATAATGGCTTCGGTGGTCGAGATCTGCAATCTGGCGCTGAGCAATATCGGCAGCAGCCGCAGCATCAACAGCCTCGATGAAAAGAGCAAAGAGGCTGACGTGTGCAACCTCCATTTCGAAGCGTGCCGCGATGCTGTTCTGGCAGACGCAGAATGGAATTTCGCCACCAAGCGCGTTGCGCTAGCCGACACTGGCATTGCGCCGCCTGACTGGACATATGCCTATGCCTATCCCACTGACTGCCTGCGCATCATCGAAATTATGGTGCCGGGAGTTCGATATCCGACGGCGGCGATGCGCATCAATTACGAGACGGGTGTCAACGACGCGGGAACAGGCAAGCTTATCTACACCGACCAGCATGGAGCGCGGCTGAAGTATGTCGCGCGCATCACCGATGTGAACATGTTTGATCCGCTTTTCCAGGATGCTCTTGCATGGCGTCTGGCAGCCGCCATAAATATGCCCGTTACCGGCACCGCAGACCTGACGCGTTTTTGCCTTCAAATGTACCAGAGCGTAATCCTCAGCGCCGGATCTCACAGTATGAATGAAAGCCAGGAGCCGCAAGCGCCAGACAGCGAATTCACGACAGCGAGGTTGTCATAATGCCAATTAGCTGGATTCAGCCGAGTTTTGCTGGTGGAGAAATTGCGCCGTCGCTTTACGGCCGCATTGACATGGCTAAGTACCAGGTAGCGCTGCGCCGGTGTAGTAATTTTATCGTGCGTCAGTATGGCGGGGTGGAAAACAGACCAGGCACGCAGTTCATCGCAGCGGCGAAATATCCGAACAAAAAATGTCGACTAATCCCTTTCCAGTTTTCCACCGTGCAGACTTATGCGCTTGAGTTCGGCGATAAATACATGCGAGTGTTCAAGGATGGCGGGCAGGTGCTGGTCAGCGGTACGAGCAATATCTACGAGTTGGTAACGCCTTATGCCGAAGCAGATCTGTTCAGGCTCAAGTTCACGCAGTCAGCTGACGTTCTGACCATCGTTCATCCGAAATATCCGCCGATGGAGTTACGCCGTTACGCACACGATAACTGGCAAATCGTCGCTGTGCAGACTAAAAACGGCCCGTTTGAGGATATTAACGTCGACGAGGCTCAGAAGGTGTATGCCAGCGCTTCGACCGGAACCATAACGCTAACTGCTACATCTTCCATTTTTGGCTCTGAGCAGGTTGGTAAGCTCTTTTATCTGGAGCAGCCAGCGGTTGACTCTGTTCCTGTGTGGGAGACGGGGAAAAAGGCTACAGCAGGTGGCATTATCCGGGCCGGTAGCAACTATTACAAAGCTTTGACGACTGGAACCACCGGCACACTGCGACCATCGCACACCGAGGGCGCAGCATGGGATGGATGGGGCGGCACTGCTGACACTGATACTGGTGTGCAATGGCAGTACCTGCATAGTGGCTTTGGGATAGCGCGCATTACCGCGGCGAGCGGCACTACGGCAACAGCAACAGTAATCTCGTACATTCCAGAGAATGTTGTCGGATCAGGGCGGCCGAGCTTCAAATGGGCCCGCTATGCCTGGAATGATGTGAATGGTTATCCCGGCACCGTCGTTTATTACCAGCAGCGCCTTTTTTCGCGGCAAGCACCGCGTTTCCGCAAACCATCTGGGCCAGCCGGATAGGGGATTACAAAGACTTCGGCAAAAACAACCCTATCCAGGATGATGACCGCATCATTTACACATACGCTGGCCGGCAGGTGAATGAGATCCGCCACCTTATTGACGTCGGATCGCTGGTTGCGCTGACGTCCGGCGGAGAATACATCATCACCGGAGACCAGAACAAAACCCTGACGCCGAGCGCATTCGCCTTTTCCTCACAGGGCTCAAACGGGTGCAGTAACCTGCCGCCGATTGCAGTTGCCAATATAGCGCTATTCGTTCAGGAGAAGGGCAGCGCCGTGCGCGATCTAGCCTATTCTTTCGACGTGGACGGATATCAGGGTAATGACCTGACAATCCTCGCAAACCATCTTTTCCAGAAGCACAGCATTGTGGACTGGTCCTTCAGCACTGTCCCTTATTCGACTGCCTGGTGCTGCCGCGATGACGGAATGCTGCTGGCGTTAACCTATCTCAAAGACCAGCAGGTTTTTGCCTGGGCGCCGCAGCCGACTGACGGCTCTTTCGAATCAACCTGCTCGATCAGTGAAAGTCAGGAGGATGCCGTTTATTTCGTGGTACGCCGCGTTATCAACGGGCAGACAGTGCGATATATAGAGCGCCTCGCCAGCAGGCTGTTCACCTCTACAGAGGATGCTTTCTTTGTCGATTGTGGGCTGAGCTATGACGGCCGTAACGCCTCGGCGGCTACGATAAAAATCACCGGTGGTGATGATGATTGGGATTATCGGCAGGAGTACACGTTAACCATGACCGGCGGCCTTGGCTTCACAGGTGCGGACGTCGGAGCGCAAATCCAGATCCCTTACGTTGGGCAGGACGCAAACGGAAACCCGCAGGACATGGAGTTACGCTGTAACATTACCCAGCTTACAACCGCTAACGTCGTGAAAATATCTGCCAGCAGAAACATCCCCCCAGAGCTTCGAGATACTGCTGTCACTAACTGGCAGATGGCACGTCAGACCTTCTCCGGGCTTGGCCACCTTGAAGGGAAAACGGTAAGCATCCTTTCTGATGCCAACGTCGAACCTCAAAAGGTTGTGACTGGTGGCGCGGTAACTCTCGAATCACCCGGTGCGGTGGTGCACATCGGCCTGCCTTATACCTCTCAGCTTGAAACGCTCGACGTTAACATCAACGGTCAGGAAACGCTGCTGGACAAAAAGCAGCTCATTACCTCTGTTTCGCTGGTGGTAAATGCAAGCCGCGGGATCTGGGCAAGTACACCGGGCGGGCAGTTTTATGAATATCCGCAGCGCGAATTTGAGTTCTACGATGATCCGGTTGATGACGCCACCGGCAAGGTAACGCTGAAAGTAGACAGCACGTGGGGTCTAAATGGGAGCATCATCGTGCGCCAGCAAGACCCTCTGCCTCTTTCAGTGCTGGCGCTCATCCCGGCGTTGACTGTAGGAGGACGAAATGCTTGATGTTCGCATAGTGCCAGCAGAACAGCGCTACATCGAAGAGATGTTGCCCCACGTCCGGCAGGCTGACATTAACGAGTTCCTCGCCATTTCCGGCCAGACACCGCGCGAAGTAATGGAGCACGGGCTCCGCATATCCACCTTCTGCTGCGCCGGGATGATCAACGGGAAAGTAGTAACGATATTCGGCGTAGCGCCTGCCTCAATTCTGAGCGGACGCGGCATTCCGTGGCTCGTTGCTACTGACGATCTGCAGAAATACCAGCGCCCGTTCCTGCGTCGCTGCCGCCACGTAGTCAATGCAATGCTGATGCCTTATCCGTATCTTGAAAACTATGTTGACGAGCGGAATCACGTGGCGAAAGCGTGGTTGAAATGGCTCGGTTTTCATCTTGAAGATCCGGCGCCCTACGGCAAAGAGCGGCGACCATTCCATCGCTTTTACATGGAGAAAAAATAATGTGTGAACCAACCACTGCTCTGGTAGCTGTCAGCCTGGCGTCTGCGGGGCTTCAGGCTTATTCGCAATACCAGAATGGTAGATACTCCGCTGCGGTCGCCAATCAGAATGCAGATATTGCAGAAGCCCAGGCTGACGACGCCATTAATCGCGGTAACGCACAGGCAGATGAGATCCGCCGTCGTAATCGCATTGCGCAGGGTAGTCAGGCAGCGGCAATTGCTGCTGGTGGTGGAGATCTCAGCACTGGCAGCTCACTGGATATTCTTGGTGACACGGCCCAGTTCGGAGAGCTGGACGCACTGACAACTGTCAATAATGCCAGCCGTGAGGCGTACGGCTATCAGACCCAGGCAGCTAATTACCGGTCAGAGGCGAGATCTGCGCGTTCTCAAGCCAATATGGGGCTTTTCTCTACTCTGCTCACAGCGCCTCTTAGCGCATATGGCGCTTATAAGATGGGCGGCGGCACGTGGAGCCCGTTCACCCAAAGCAAGGCCGCGCCGATTAGCGCCGCCGTCGGCACACCTACCGGGCGTTAAGGAGAGCATTATGCCAGTCGTACCAACCGTAACCGGTCGTCAGGTTGAAAGCCGAGGTTATTCCTCTCCTGGTTTGCAGGCAGTACCGCAGCCCAAAGTTGGTGACGTGATTGCCGACGCATCGCAGAAATATGCTGGTGCCTATGCTGAGGCGCGGCAGCGCGCAAACGTAGCTATGACTCAGGACGCCAGCCTGCAACTGAATGCAGTCGGCAATGATTTATTGAACAACCCTGACAGCGGATTCATGAATCTTCAGGGTAAAAACGCCATAGGCAAAAGCCAGGAATACACCCAGCAGTTTGACCAGCAGGTTGAGCAGATCGCCGCAGGACTTCCGGACGAGCAGGCTCGCAATGCTTTCCTGCAGCAGGCCCAGCAACAGCGAATGAGCTTCACCACCCAGGCCGGGCGGCATGAAGCGGGGCAGGTTCGGCAGTACGAAGCTGGCATGCAGGAAGCAACGCTGAAAACCCTTACCACGCAGTTCATGAACCCAGAAATGGCTAATGTTGCCGGACTGACTGCCAGGAACAGCATTATTGCCTATGGCAAAGCCCACGGGCAGAGCGATGAAGAGATAGAGCAGAACTGGATTTCGTGGCGTGAAAATGCGGCGAAAGGTGCATCTGAGGCCTGGTATGTGCCGATGTATCAGCAGATGCTGGGGCCAGGCGGCAAGATTCAGGTGACTGACACACCTACGGAAGCGCAACTGTTTTCCGCGATGATCTGGAATGAGAGTGGTGGCAATCAGTACAGCAAAGACGGCGCTCCCCTTGTGTCGCCGAAAGGCGCGGTGGGCGTGGCGCAGGTGATGGAGGATACCGGGCCGGAGGCTGCGCGTCTGGCTGGTCTGCCATGGGATCGCGATAAATGGCTGAATGACCCGCGTTATAACGCAAAACTCGGGCAGGCTTATTTCGGCGCCCAGATGAAAAAATACGGCAATAACCCGGTGCTGGCGGTGGCGGCATATAATGCCGGACCCGGTGCGGTTGATGGCTGGATTGAAAAAATTGGAGATCCTCGCACCGGCGAAGTCAGCAATGAGCAATTCGCGGCGGCTATTCCCTACGAAGAAACCAGAAATTACGTGGCGAAAGTTACCGGCAGCGCGGCGGCTATCCCCGGTGATGCGACGATGGAGAACCTGATTTCACAGCCGTGGTGGAATGCCATGAGTCCGGCCAGCAAAGCTCAAATGATGAGTAAGGTGGCAGGTCTCTACGATATGCAGGCATCTGCCGGTCGCGTAGCGCTGCAAAGCCGGATGCAGGATGATCTGGCCCGCCTTGAAGCTGGACAACCGGTAGAGCCAATCAGCGCGCGTGAGTGGGCAGCGGTCATGCCGTTGCAGGCCGCCCCTGCAGAACGCATGCAGATGGAGAAAACCTACCAGCAATATCAGCAGGCCATGACCCTGCAGCCAGTTTACCAGTCAATCATGCAGGGTAACGTGCAGCAGGCGACGGCGGCAGTGCAGGCGTTACAACCGCAGGAAAACGACGCCGATTTCAAATATAAGCATGAGCTGTACGCAACAGCTCAGTCAAAGCTGAACCAGGTGCTGAAGGCGCGCGAGTCTGATCCGGGAACCTGGCTGCAACAATATTCTCCGGTGGTGCAGAGCGCGTTTGCCGAATACCAGAACAATCAGGCATCAGGGGAATATCTGGTTTCGCGCATCCAGTCCGAGAAAGACCGGCTGGGCATCCGCAGCAAAAAAGTTCTTCCCGACACGATGGTAAACAGCCTGCTTGAACGCATCGATAATTCTCAGGAATCGAGCGTCACCGCGATCCAGTCGGTGGCGCAGTCGTTCGGGAAATACTCCGATCACGTGATGCAGCAGGTGCAGAAAAATGCATTCCCGGCGCTACAGGTTGTGATGGCTACAGAAAACCCGCGTGCAGCCAACGCGCTCTGGCAGAACCGCAGCGTTAAAACGGCTGACCTGCGGGGAAGTTTCGAGAAGCCTGATGCTGATAAAGCTGATTCATCGTGGAACGATCAGGCGAAAGATTTCGCCAGCACGATGGTTGTACAGCCTGGCGGCACTGCCGTTTGGAACAACTTCAACGAGCAAGGCAAGCGCCTGACGTATATCAACATGCAGCGTGGCATGTCACCGTCTGATGCGGCGAAACAGGCGTATCAGGACATTCTGGGAGAGCAATACCAGACCAGTGGAACGTGGCGCCTGCCAAATCGCACCGGGCTTGATCTGCGCGACGTAACCGACGGCGCAAACGCCTACCTTGAAAATCTGTCAGCCGAGCAGATTATGCCGCTGATAGGCGACCCTCGTCTGCCAGAGTCGGTCAACAAAGAGCAAAGCCTGTCTCGAATCAAAGAGAGCGCGCAGTGGGTTACGAACAGCAATGAAAGCGGGCTTACTCTGATGATGAATGGCCTGCTGGTGAACGGTGCCGACGGCAACCCGATCACCGTTCCATTCAGCGATCTGGCGAAACTGGGAACAGGCAACAGATCTACCTGGAACAAACTGACCAAATTTATCGACACGCCAGTGAAATACACGCCAGGCCAGTCGAAAAATTACAGCGTAGAGAGCCAACGCGAAAACATTCTCGACATCCTCCAGAACGGCCAGCAGTCAGGAAGATAACATGCCAATTTTTACAGAAGATCCGGGCACAGGCATTAACCAGCCCATCAGTAACGCGCCTGCCGGTCTGGGCGAATCGCTGCTCTCTTCCTTGCAGCAGGGTTTTGAAGAAGGCCCGGTCATGTCGGGCATTCTGTTCTCTTCCGCTGACAGGCTGGCGAACGACCCTAACTCTGCAATTGTCAGCAAGCAGGAGGCTGACGAGCGGCTCAAGCAGTATGGTGTTAAAAGCATCAACGTCCCGGACAGCGGTGTGACAAAAGCGTTTCTCGATCACGTGGTGGAAGAACGCCAGAACTCGCTGGCTCGTCAGCAGATCGCCATGTCTGCGCCGAGTGGCTGGGCGGCGACACCGCTTAATTTCGCTGCCAGCCTGGCGGGCTCGATGGCGGATCCTGGAAACGTGGCGCTGGCGCTGGTGCCTTTCGCTGGCGAGGCGAAGGCGGCTTCTGTGGCAGGGCGTTTTGGTGAGCGTCTGTTTGCCGGTGCGCGCATGGGCGCAGCTCAGGCCGTGGCGACCGTGCCGTTAACTGCTCAGGCGGCGGCGGCCGGCGGCGATGACTTTACCTACGGAAACGCGCTGGAAAGCACCTTTTTCAACACTATGGCTGGCGGTTTGATGCATGCAGGCGGCGGTCTTATCGCCGACCTGGTACGCGCGCGGCGCCAGACAGGTGCAGTAAGTGATCCCGCCGCTCCGCTGGCGCAGGCGGATATCCAACCAGAATCTCAGCCAACGCCGGTCATAACGCCGGACAACATCCCGTCTGGTGTAAATATCCCTGAGCGTGGCACAAATGCGGATTTGGCTGCTGCCATTTCCAGCGAGGCTGAGAGCTATGCCTATAGCCGGGCTTATGATGACGTGGTACCTGAATACATGGCGCGCCAGCAGGAGTTACAAACCGGCCAGATAGACAACGTTGCTGACCTGCGCACCGAACTTTCCGCCAACCTGCGCCGCGCTGATGAGTTAGACGCTACCCTACAACAGCGTACAACGGAATACCAGGGCCAGCGGATGAAGTTTAAGGAAGCTCGCCGTCTTGCGCAGAAGGATATCGATGCCGAGAAAGCCCAACTCGCGGCCCGCAATGAAGATATAAACCAGGCACTTGAGCGTAATGCCGCCGCCGAGCAGGCGCGTGGCCGGCAGGCACAGCTTTCCCGCGGCGAGATACCAGACGACCTGAAAGTCACTATCGCCGAGCGCGCGCAGCAGATCCGCGATGGCATGCAGATGTCGCCGGTCGCCGGTGCAGTGCGCACCGCCGCCAGCGCTATCAGGGAGGCAGACTGGACCGTCAACCAGCAGGCTTACCGCGCCGCGCTGGCGCACATGATGGAAGGCCGTAGCCCGGACGTTGAGCCTTTCTATGAGCTGCATAAACCGGCGCTGCGCGAGCGCGCTATCCAGCGCATACAGAACCCGGTGCGGCAGGTTGATGAAACGGCGCGCCCGGTTAGCGAAACTCCCGATCGCGTTTATCAGGAAACGCAGAAAGCAGATCATGAGCTGACAGCCGCCGCAGCT